TTTTAAAAAAGTTGTCTTGAAAATCTCTCATATGTCTCATGAGTACCATTGTACGAAGTGCTGGTTTTAGTCTAGAAACTCCTCTGTAGATAGAGTAAAATGAGTTATCTTTTACATGAATAATCTCACTAGGTTTGTAACTAATCTGCTCATTAAATGTAAATTTTTCAATATAAGTAGTATCACTTGCGTGTATTGTCATTTTATTTGCAGGCAAGTGATAAAGATGTACTCCATCAAAATAAACAAAAATATTTCCGTCAAGTAAATAGTCAGTTATTAAATTACGACGAAAAGTACTGATGTCTTGATAAGGGTTGGGCTCTTTATTTAGCAATAACTCTACACGTGAACGCTTAATACCTTTTACAACACTCAGTAACCCCGAAATTTGTCCACCAACTAATACTGGTATTTCAGAAGCATCGTCAACGATCATATTTACGCCACGATTAACAACTTCTAAATCTTCATATGCTCTCTCGTAATTTACAACTTTCTCTCGAGAAGGCTCCGTTTTATGATCATAGTACGGTTGGGCAGGATTAAGTTTTTCTTCTGCATCCGGCTTTCTGCCTATTAGTCTATCATACCATGCCATGTTTGTCTCTTTGAATCTCTACCCAGCGCATTTGTTTCTTTGCAGTCACTAGGGCTGGATTTCTGCCATACAATCTATGCAGTTCCAAATGATGTTTATGGCAAAGTGTCACTGTGTGCTCGTACAGCTCCGCCCATTTATCTTCTATAAACTCGTCTCGCCAGATTACAATATACTCGTCGGTATAATGAGCAGGTCTCTCTTTCTGCTTTACTTTTAACCACTCTCTTAGTAGAGGAGCTAGAGTGTAAAAATGGTGAAAGTCGAGTTCTGTGTCAGCGCCGCAAATGTGGCATTCTGAACCTTTTTCATACTTTGATTTAGCTCGATCTCTTATGTATTTTACCGGATCTCTTTTCAGCTTTTTCATTTTGAATTATAGCCCTTGTAAGATAAATTGTCAAACACTATTTTTTGTAGGTCTCTTTAAAACCCACTCTGACTTGTTTCAAACGAATATAGTGCATATCGCAGAGCATCTGCCATGTGCGATGCTCTATTATGTTTTGGTTTTTCTCTTGCAAGATTTGGATTAGGATCCCATTGATATTGATCAAGGCAAGATAATACTTCACTGCATCGTTGATCGACCATAAGCTTATCATTATCAACTATTGCAGCTACGTGAGCAATCCCATCTAATACAGACTTCTTTGCATTTACAGTGCTAATATCGTAATTTTGTGCGAAGTCAAATCGCGTTTGCTGTGCTGCAGAGTCGATGTAAATATAGTCGATGTCCCATTTGTCAACCATTTCACGAATTACAGCGGCATGCTGTTCCGTGGTCCTTTCAGCATCAAGATACTCATCTAATACATGATACACTTCTTCTTCCCAATCATAAGCTAAGACCATAAAAGCAGTTGGATCACGATAACCAACATCGAGACCAGCAAATACATCCATGCGGCGAGTATCAAGCTCTTCATTATTGGCGATACAGGTTTCGTGATTGAAGTTCCAAATTTGACCTTCATAAGTGTTAAAGTCTGCTTCATACTCTTGCCTAAATTCTGAATCGGACATAGATTTTTTAGCTTCTTGTATATCCAGTTCAGACATGCGCGGATTATCTTTATAAGTAGCTCGTATCGAGCACCATTCTGGAAACTCATCATTAAATCCTCTATCGAAAAATTCTGCAAACCAGTTGTTCCTGCCTCGAGGAGTAGAAATAAAGATAGCTTTTGAGTTATCTTTATCCAAAGTAGGTCGAAGTGCAACATTAAAGGCATCTTTGCCGTCTGCCAACGCCGCCTCGTCAAATATAATTAAGTCGTAGCTACGACCTACACAAGAATCAACCTGGTTTACAGAACCCATTCGAACTGTTGAGCCATTTGTCAGCTCAATAACTTTATCTTTTGCATTATCTTTTGCTACCTCTAAGTCAAAATGCTTAATTAAATTTCTTTGTAAATCAAAAGAAATCTGAGACAGCGAGTAATTGGGGGACATGATTAGAATGTTGGAACCGGGAACTAATGATACAAGCTGCCCGATTATGTTTGCGATATATGTTTTGCCTTGCCGCCTTGAAACTGCTGCACAGACAAATCTGTACTTAGGATTATTGATCGCATTTATAATTGCTACCTGAGAAGGTAATGGTGTAACGCCTAGCAGACTCAGGTAAGGGTCAGTAGGCAACTTTAAGAAGCGTGTCTCAGATTGTAAATCTAGTATCTCTCCGCAAGATACATCTGCTCGACTAATTTGAACAGCCATAATTTAGTCCTGTTTTTGATCGTCAAGAGCTTCTTCATTTCGCTCAATCCAATCTTCAGAGTCTGTGTTTTCATCGCCTTGAGTAGCTTGACGATAGTAAATAATAATTTCTTTTTGCTGACCAATATATCTCTTCAGCTCTTGTAAGTTATACGCCATATTTTCATAATCTTGTGGCGTAATACCAAAAAGTACATAAGTACCGCTTTGCATTTTTTCTAGCTTTTTTACTTGCTCTTCAAAGTTCTTTTCTGTAAGCACAAAAAATTCTACATCTTGCAAGTCAATTGCTTTTGGCAACGGAGGTTGATATATTTCAAGAGTCTTGTATTCCGTTACTGTTTTAATAATTGGTTCTGGTGCTGGTAGAGGCTGTGGTTGTATTAGCGAGCATCCTCCGACTGATAATAGTAGTACACTACTGAGAATCCGCATTTTCTACCTCCTTGCTTGCCTCTTCAATAGAACGAAATACTGCTTTTGTTCCATTGTTGATCCTCGGTTCAATTAACCCAGGCTTTGCTCTTGCAAGACGAGTCATATCATGACGTTTAAAAATAGACAAGTATCCATCCATTTCTTGCTGCATAGCATTATTCTTTTCTGTTAAGTCTCCTACTGCTTTTAGCTGAGACTGTAAGTTTTGCTCTGATCGCTCTCGTGCTGCTTGCTCTTTTTCAAATGCAGTTTCGAGTCGCATTGCATTTTCTTTTAGAGTTACTGCATTTGCTTCAAGTTGTGCAATATGAGCATCTTTCTGGCTTACTACAGTTGTATGATACGCGTATCCTGCTCCTGCAAGAAGTATCATAATTGGAAGCATTTTAATCATTCCTAACATTACTTCACCTTTTTAATCTGATAGTTAAACGCTTCTTGCGTTCGTAGCTCAAAAGGTTCACCAGATACAAGTCGTCCTTTTAAGTGTTTAGGCTCACATTTATCAAGCCATTTAAATAAGTACTCTGTTTTCTTCTGTGGGTCTATCCATATTGTAACCTCCCACTCGTTGAAGAAAAAACTAGCAATCCAGCGTACCGGCCAGGAGACAATTCTCAATAAAGTTTTCCCAACGCCTTTCAATTTCTTCTCGTTCTTTATAAGTAGCATATAATGCGTCCTTTTGGCTATTTGGTACAGTATGGTACTCTTCCCACTCTTCTGGTGTCATAAACTTTTTCTTCGGATAAGAAAAATGTAATTCAAATGTATAGTACTCAAACCCAGTAACCAAATCTTCTTGTATCTCAATATTTGGTGACATTGCAACACAACCACTTAAAAATAATAGTGGTATTATTTTTTGCCAGACCATGCTTGAGCACCAAAAAATGCAGCTACAATACCAGCTACGGAAACAAAGTATACTGCTGCCATATCACCAAGAATAGTTGCTGCTTGGTGCAAATTCATTAACTCAGTAGCCATAACTGTAGCAGGATACAGTAACATGCCTGCAAGAGCAAACCAAGTCATTTTTCGTTGAGCATCTCGCATTGCATCTGCATCTTCCAGTTCTTTTCTTTTAAACTCAAGATACATAGCTCTTTCTTCAGCATCTACTTTATTATCTCCATTTACATCTGCTGGATGATAACCTGCTTTTTCGAGTTCATCTACCATTATTTTTTCCACTTAGCCACGGCAAGTTTAAGTGCCACGTCTTGGGGAAAGTAAAGCCAGTAATGCTTTTTATGACCTAACTTTTCCATTTCCTCCCACTTGACAAACTTTTTAGTCCAATTATCTGCCCAGTGTTTTCCAAAACGAAGAACGGCATGTCCTCCTCCGTTTTTTGTAGTAACTCTACGAATTTGCGCTTTACCTGTAATCAAATAAAACCAGAACTTCCACATAGATTTACCACTAATTAAATATAGTAGCGTAAGAGCATAGTCTTCGCAGTCGCCTATGTAAGGATGGTCTTTCATAATCTGCCAGTGCTCACGTTTTGCATACTGGTCGATATCATACTTATACGCCCAACTTGCGTTTAGTTCTTCTACTTCTCGCTCAAACATTACCACTTTACCTTATCGGCCCAATAAGCTGCGCTCATTTTACCCTTTGCAATATTTTTACGATGACGTGCTTTAAACGATGCACGCTTACGCTTCATTGCCTCAGACTCTCCAGCTTTTGGTTTACCTGCTGTTTTGGCTCCTTGTTGCCCAAATCTAATAAGTTTTGTTTTGTGTCCTGTTTGTGCTAAAACAATATGAGATTTTGTTTTATGACCAGGAGTACGCTTAGGTTTATTCACCCCCTTTAACCTATGACGTTTAAGTGTAGCTTTAGTTCTTTTTCCGTGCGCCACGTTTTTTCCCTAACGCTATTCTTCGTTTAATTAGCGACTGTGGGACCGTTTTCCCTTCTTTATAGAGTTTAGCAATACGTTTAATAGTAGAGGCTAACTCTGTTCGTTTAGCTCCTCTTGCGCCTGATAAATACTTTTTAGGCACACGAGACTTTTTATCCTTTGGGACGCTTTTTCTCTTTCTTCTTGTTACCATAATTTTATTTTTTAGTGGAACGTTTTTTTGTTCCACGCTTAATATCATTATCTTGTGAGTGTCCGCCCCGTATAAAAGAGTTTACTCTTCCAAAAGCCCACTGTGACATTGATGTGCCTGGACGAGACCCAGAAGAAAGATAAGCTCCTTGACCTCTACGATATACTTTAGCTAACTGTCCGTAAGTAAATCTTTTACTCTTTTTTGCTTTTGCTCGCAAAGTTGATTGAACAGATTTGCTAAGAGGTCTAGCAGTTCGTCTAGGAGCTGCTTTTTTCTTTGCTGTTTTTCTGCGTCTAACGGCCACTCTTTTTTCTCTTCAGCGCCCTTTCATATGCTTGATGAGTGCTGCCTGGCATATAGATTCTGTCTTTGCCTCTACCATGCCCATGGAAACCTTTTAGCCCAAGACTGCGAGCTTTTTTACGAGCTGCAGTCTTTGTTTTATACTTTGGCGGTTTCTTACCCACGAGAACGTCTCTTCTTGCCGCCTTTCTTTTTCTTTTTACCCATACCTTTTTGCTTGTTTAAAATTGCTTGTTGTAAAGCTTTAGGTAATTTTTTCTGTTTTGCTGTCAATGCCATCCTTAGTTCCTTTTCGCAAGCTTTCTAATATCTTGCGATCTTGCTGTATAACTACAGCTATAGGAGTCTGATTTTTACCACCCTTTGTATGGGTAGGGTGAGACCACAAAAATTCGTACTGTGCATACTGCTCATTTAAAGATTCAACATACTCGTCAAGAGAATCCTCATCTATTTCATCTACAATATAAACAATTGCTTCGTATTCATTAAGTGGAAGTATTTCATAAAGATTTGTAATGTGAATTTTGTTATTTTTCCAAGCTTCCCATGACCAGGGACACACATCTTTAATCTTACTAAAATACTCAGTCCACATCTTCTCCTTCCACAGCATCTTCCATGCTATCGTACTCTCTAACTTCAGCAGGAGCAGCTTTTTCATGCTCTACTACCATTTTAGAAATTTCTTCAAAGTGGTCAGAAGCATGAAGTACTGCTCCACCTTCACTAAGAATCCACTTACCGTGTTTTTTAAAAATATGTACATTTTCCATAACTTTCTCCTAGGAAAAGGCTATCATCAGTAGCCCAATAATTAACCC